CAAAGCACAACTGCAAGCGAAGCGTGTTGAAGTCAAGTCGAAACTCGCAGCGGCGAAGAAGAATGACGTGTCTATCGCAGAGTTCACAGCCGATCTGACCAAGTACGACGAAGAAGTTGTCGCATTGCTCAATGACACCGACATGACCAAGTTGAAGGACGCAGTGAAGTTCTTCAAGAACGACGGCGCTGGATCATCGGCTGCGAAACAGAAGATGCTGCAAATACTGAATGGCAAGTCGGCAAAACAGACGCGTGCGATCAAGGAGTACGTCCACAAGCGCACAAATCCGAAGACCCTTCCGTCCGGCTCGAACTTCGATGCAAAAGTCGCGGAGATCGTTACCAAGCACGTCAACAACGTTGATCGCGCCGTGATCCGTGCGCACATCGACGCCATGACGAAGGGCGCAGACGCATCAACGAAGATGCTGTTCGAACAGACCGTTTTTACACGAGCGGGCGTGAAGAACTTCGATGAACTTGGCAAGTTGGTGAAGCCAGATCAAGGATCAGTGGTAGAGAAGATTCGCGAGGCACTGAAGATTGATGATCCCGGCAATGCACCAATCCCGGCACATAGCGCAGCCGAACAGATGAAGGCAGCGAAGGTCTGGTTGAACTCGAAGAGTCTCAACGACGTTGATTTCAGGGAGCAGTCGCTCCGCACATCGAAGCAGCGTGTCGCGAACGGCAAGGGGCAGATCAAAGAAGGCGACCGCATCTTTGGCGAAAATTCGTGGGGCATCACGCCTGATGAATGGGACGACTGGGCGAAGAACGTCGCACCTACGCTCAACGAGTGGGACGTGGCACTGATCAATCAATACACGGGCGGCATGGCGGGACGAATCAATGCCGGACTGTACAACGGCGGCATGGAGTTGGACTACACCGCTGGCGCGCGCGCATTGAACTCAGCACTCGACAAGATGCCAAAGCACACAGGAACGGTGTACCGTGGCACGTCGTCGCGGTCTGGCTGGACAGCGGACTACATTGACGCGCGTTATGAAATCGGCAAGACGGTCACGGAACGTGGCTTTGGATCATCGGCAACACAAACGGCAGCGCAGTTCTCAGGCAACTTGAAGTTCATCATAAAAACAAAAGGCAAGAGTGGTGCTATCATCGGGCATATCGGCGGCTACGGCACGAAGGAGATGGAAGTGTTGTTCAAGGCCGGGACGAAATTCAAGGTCATCAAGAAGCAGCGCAGTGGCAGCGGGATCAAGGTCTGGATGGAAGAGGTAGGCTAAATGCCAGAAGAGAAGACGGAAGTTATTGACGATTTGACGCCGGAGCAAGAAGCGTGGCTGACGGATGAAGACGTAAAAGCCGACGAGACCGAAAAGAAAATCGCGTCCGGGGAGATTCCGCAAGATGCAATTGCCGGATGGGAATCGGAGAATTGGCAGACGAAAGCCAGTACACCAGCGCCGGAAGATCAGGAGCTATGAAGCACCAGTATTTCATGATGTCGGACTTTCCGCCGTGGCAGGTGTACCGCTGGACATACGACTCGAAGCAGGAAATCAATGTCATTGAGCGCTTCGAGGCTACGCTCGGAGACTGGGTCACGCACGACAATGATCTGCTTCGTGGCGCATTCATGGACCAGCAAGACGCCGGGTTGTCTACCATTGGCTCCGTGACGAATAAGCAAGCAATGAAGCTGACGACCGATGGACCAGTTTGACTTATTAAATTTAAGGGTGCATTCTTCGCACCAACAGCCACCAAACAAATCGCGCGGGATACGCGTAGGAGAGATTCCTGATGCCATTAGCAAAGAAGCTTGATTCACTCGACGAATTGCCAGAGCAGTTGCATGACCTTTACGAAGAGAAAGATGGTGTATTCCATCTGATTCCACCGGAAGGATTTGTAGCAGCCGACGATCTTGAAGACACGTCCGGTCTGAAGTCTGCATTGACGAAGACGCGGGAAGAGAAGCGGGAAGCGGCTCGGAAATTAAAATTGCTTCAAGAGAAGTTCGCTGGTTTCGATGTCGAAGAGTACGAAAAGCTGAAAGCTGCGGAGACGGATGCTGCAACAGCGAAGCTCGAAGCGGCTGGCGAGTGGGACAAGATCAAAATCCAGATGAAAGAGCAGCACGACGCTCAACTGGCACAGAAAGACAAGGCAATTGCGCGACTGACAAGTCAACTCGAACGCGTTCAGGTGGACGCGAAGGTCGTTGAGGCAATTTCCAAAGCGGGCGGCAACGTCGAACTACTGACGCCGCACGTTCGATCAAGACTACAATTGAACACCGACGACTTCTCGATGACGGTGCTCGATTCTGACGGGAAGACGCCGAAAGTTGACGGCGACGGAAATCCCGTTAATATAGATGCTCTGGTAAGCGAGATGCGGAAATCAGATACCTACGCAGGTGCATTCAAAGCTTCTGAACAGTCGGGCGGCGGAGCCGATCCGGGTAAAGGTGGCGATGGCGGCAAAGGCGGCAACGGCGGGATGCCGAAAATTACTGGAGACTTACGTCGGAGCACAATGACGGAGAAGCAGAAGGTCGATTTCCAGAAAGCACATGGACTCGACGCTCTTCTCGACTTGCCGCTGTAATCTCCTAAACTTTTTTCAGCATTAGGGAGATTTTGAAATGCCTGAAGGTACAAGACAATTATGGGCGGCATCAGGTCGCCTTCCTGAAGGGCTGATCTACCCCGAACTCGTTCACGGTGGCATGGTTGAAACGCTGGTACAGAATACCGATGCGTTCAACGCGGCTTCCGGGAACGCGATCCGTCTCGTTACGGCTCGTCGGCGTGGTGATTTCGCTCAGGAATCGTTCATCAAGAACGTATCAGGTCTCGTCAATCGACGTGGCGTTGCTGGCTCACCGGAGAACCCGGCTGTTGCAAGTAACCCCGTGCCGATGGATGAGTTCGTCAGTGTCAAGGTCAATCGTCGCGTCGGTCCTATCGATCAAACGCTCGACAGTTTCCGCAAGCTCGGTGAAGCAGCCGATCTCGAAGTTCTGTCTCGCAAGATCGGTGTTCAGATCGCCAAAGCGATTCAGGTCGATCAGCTTGAGTCTGGTCTGACTTCACTTGTTGCTGGCATCACGGCTCAAGGCTCACTCGTAAACGCCACGTCTCCGGAAGCACTGATCTCGACGGCTCGTCTTGTCGATGGTCTGGCACTGTTCGGCGATGCCGGGTCACGCATCAAGATTTGGGTGATGCACTCGAAGGTGTACTACGATCTCGTCAAAGATCAGATCAACGCGAACATCGACGGCATCAGCAATTTCAACATTGCGAATGCTGCTCCTGTCACGTTGAACCGTCCGGTGCTTGTCTCCGATTCGGCTTCTCTGGTCAGTGGCGGAATTTACACCACGCTCGGACTTACGGAAGATGCGGTCATCATGGAAGATTCGGAAGAAGAATCCCTGATGGGCGATCTGATCACGGGTAAAGACAATCTCGTGGTTCGTTTGCAGGGCGAATACGCTTACAACATCAAGCTCAAAGGCACGGCTTGGGACGTAGCGAACGGCGGCGTCAATCCAGACGACACAGCACTCGGAACAGGCACGAACTGGGACGCAGTGATGGACAGCGTTAAGGATTTGGCTGGCGTCGCAATCGTTTCTCTCTAAGTCTGATTGAGGGAGAGCGGACTGGAAAGGGAGAGTCATCACTGGCTCTCCCTTTTTTTCTAAACAACGGAGCTTAAAAATGTCAGAAGCCAACACGAACCAAAGAGAAAAACGACACGCAGCGCTGTACTTCAGTCCGGCAAACTCAACAGCTTATAAAGAACTCGCAGCACGCATTCGCAACGACGGTGGACGCACGACGCTGGTCTGGTCGAAACAATGGAAGGGTCCGGAGAGCATCCGCACTGAAGTTCGCGCCATTGTAGTTGAAGCAGGATGCGCAAACGCCGACAAGATCGTCGAAGCCTATCAGCGTTATGCAATTGACGTTGAAGTTCACTTCGCTGATGCTAGTGGCGAATTCATCGCTGAAGATGAACCCGAAGACACTGGTGGAGCCACCAATGAAGAAGAGCACGTTGACACGGATGCAGAGACCGACGCCGTTGTGGAAGTCGAAGAACCCGCAACAGAAGACGACGGCGAAAATCTCGACAGTCTCGTCGAAGACGCCGGAACTCAGGATGACAGCGGAGAAGAGGGAGCGGAAGAGTCAACTGATACGGTCGAGCCTACTCGCGACTGATTGGAAAAGTCGCTTCGGTCACGCCGTTCAGATCGGGATCGTCGATCATGTCGATGATCTGAACAAGATCGCCTTCT